CAAGACAACGACAACAATGTAGATTTACCATTTTAATATTTGGGAGGGTGTAAAAGCCCTCCTTTTTTTATGACCGAAGAACAGAAAATGTTTATGCAACTCTTAGAAGAAGAGTGTGTAATAAATACTAATGACATAGTAGAATATCCACCAGTAGCAATATCTATGGGAGTAACAACTATACAAACACTTAAAGGCTTAAAAACATTACCAATTCCGATTGGAACGTATGGCAACTTTAGTTTTGTGCAAGCGCCTCCAAAAACCAAAAAGACTTTCTTTATTAGTTTATTAGCTTCTGTATATTTAGGAAACAAAAACAAATTTGGTGGAAAGTTAAGAGGACATAGAGATCATAAATGTCTGATACACTTTGATACTGAGCAAGGTAAGTTTCATGCGCAAAGAGTATTTAGAAGAGTTGTAGATATGAACCAAGAACAAGATTTAGGTTGCTATCACACATTTGGTTTAAGAACAGTAGGTTTTAAACAAAGAGTACAGTTTATAGAGTATTATTTAAAAGAAAAAATAGAACAAGGTAAAGTAGGTTTAGTAGTCATTGATGGCATAGCTGATTTGGTTTCTGATGTAAACTCGTTAGAGCAGAGTAACGAGGTTGCGCAGAAGTTAATGGAGTGGAGTCAGCGTTTTAATTGTCATATAATTACAGTAATACATAGTAATTTTGGTAGCGACAAACCCACAGGACATCTTGGATCTTTACTAGAAAAAAAGACAGAGACTCAAATACAATTAGAAACAAACACAGTAAACAAGGATTGGATAACAGTTAAATGCAAACGAAGCAGAGGTTACGCTTTTGAAACATTTAGCTTTAAAGTTAACGACATAGGTCTACCTGAGATAGTTGGAGATCTATATAATCCCTTAAAAGGTGTAAGTTTTTAAATATGGCAAATTGGTTAAATAAAGTAGCAAAATATCATAAAGAGTGGGTACAAATAGCAAAAACATTAGGAGCAAAAGACTATGCTGAAGACATAGTACAAGAATCTTATATAAAATTACATATGTATGCAAGCGAAGAAAAATTATTTAATAATGGAATTATATCAAAAGGCTATATGTATTTTGTAATACGTTCTGTTTTTTTAAGCTATATAAATTCAAAAAACAAAATAAATAAAATACAAATAGAAGAGTTTTTTAAAAATAAAGATTTTATAGAAATACCTCAAAAGGATTTTGATAAATTTACTGATAATAATGATTTAGATAAAGAAGAGGCTTTTTGGAAATTATGTAAAAAGATAGATCAAGAATTAGAAAACTGGCATTGGTATGATAAAAGTATTTATAAATTATATAGAGATACTGAATTAAGCATTAGAGGTATGGCTAAAGATACCTCAATAAGTCCAGTAAATATATTTCATACATTAAAAAAAGGCAAAGATAAAATAAGAGATAAATTTAGCGAAGACTACGAAGATTTTAAAAACGAAGATTACAATTTAATATGAAACAACCAAAAGACAAACGTACTAAAGAGTACAAAGATTGGAAAGCAAATTATGACAAACAATCAAAAGGGTTAGGAGACACCATTGCTAAGATTACTGAAGCTACTGGAATAGCTAAAGCTGTAAAATTTATAGCTGGAGAAGATTGTGGCTGTGACGAAAGACAAGTAGCACTAAATAAGGCATTTAGATATAAAAGACCAAAGTGCTTACTAGAAGATGAATATATTTATTTAAGAGAATGGTTTGCACAAAACAGAACTAGAGTAAACCCATCAGAACAAAAACAATTATTAAAAATATACAACAGAGTATTTAATGATAAAAAAGTAATGACATCTTGCGGGAGTTGTATAAGAACTATAACTAATGAATTAAACTCTTTATATAAAACTTATGGAAATTAGACCTCGCATTAACGGAAATAAAAAAATAGCTTACGAGAACATAACCAAGAAAGAAACAAGAGTGCTTGTTATAGGAGACTTACACGAGCCATTTTGTTTAGATGGTTATTTAGAACATTGTCAAGAAACTTATGCAAAGTACAATTGTAACAGAGTTGTATTTATAGGAGATGTGATTGATAATCATTACTCATCATACCACGAATCAGATGCTGACGGACTTGGTGGTGGTCAAGAACTAGAACTTGCGATAAGTAAAATAGCTAACTGGTATAATACTTTTCCAAAAGCACACGTAACAATTGGAAATCATGATAGACTAATAATGCGTAAAGCACAAACAAGTGCTGTGCCAAAAAAATGGATAAAGGCTTACAAAGATGTACTAGAAGTACCACAATGGAAGTTTGTAGATAGAGTTGTAATTGATGGTGTACAGTATATACACGGAGAAGCTGGAACAGCAAGAATGAAATGTAGGGCAGATATGCAAAGTACAATACAAGGACACTTACACACCCAATGTTATACAGAATGGTATGTAGGTCAAAACTTTAAAGTATTTGGTAGTCAGGTAGGATGTGGTATAGATGCAACTGCTTACGCTATGGCATACGCTAAAAGAGGTAAAAAACCAGCTATTGCTTGTGCAGTAGTTTTAGGAGGGCATACAGTAATTAATGAACTAATGGAATTATGAAAAACAAAAAATATACAACCAAAGAAAGATTTAAGATACTAGAAGCAACAGTAGCAACTTTATACGTAGCAATAGAAAAGCACTCAAAAAAAATAGACGTGATAGATAAATTTTTAACTAAAGCAACAAAAGATTATAAAGAAAAATAGTATATATTAACAAAATTGTTTATATTTGTACAAAACAAAACAAAATGAAAAAAGAAGTAACAATAGAATATGACAACATAGCTTTAGTTGTTGTGGGAGAATATGAAAAAGGACAAGATGGAAGTTATATGTATCCAGATTTTAGTAGTGATTTTAATTGTTTTAAAGTGCTATGTGGAGGACAAGACATTATAGACATACTAGAACAAGAAGTAATTGATGAGTTAGAAACTCAAGCCATAGAAATAATTGAAGAACAATGGTAGTTTTATTTGATGCAGACAGTTTAGTTTATTCATCTTGCTGTGGTGTTGATGACATACTAGATGAAGCTATAGGAAAGTTTGATGAGATATTTATGTCAATTGTAAATAGACTAGAAGAAACCTACCAAATAGAAAGAGTAATTACTTTTAACAATAGCAAAGGTAATTTTAGAAAACTACTAGACCCAAACTACAAAGCAAACAGAAAGAAACAAGAACATCCTAAATTACTATTTGAGATGCACGAACACATAGCAGAGATATACTCTACTAAAAACTCTTATGGTGTAGAGACAGATGATTTAGTTGCAACGTATTGGAAAACACTAACAGACGAGTTAGGACACAACAATGTAATAATAGTATCACTTGACAAGGATTATAAGCAACTACCTTGCCTTATGTATAACTATCACTACAAACACCAAGAGATAATAGATATAAGTCCTTACGAGGCTTTATATAACTTCTATGAGCAAATGATAGTTGGAGATTCAGCAGACAATGTAAACTACTGTAAAGGTTATGGTAAAGCATATGCAAAGAAACTATTTAAAGATTGTAACACACATTATCAATTTACAAAAAAAACATATGAGTTATTTAAAACAATATATAAATCAAAAGCAAAATTAAAATACATACAATGTTATAATCTTTTAAAACTAAGAACATGAGTAATATATTAAACAAAGCAAACGAAATTATTAATTTAAGATCAGAAGAAAAAGAAAGGACTTACGGGCCATTTTCTGAAGGTATGAAAAGAGCTGCTATGATAGCATCAGGCGCAACAGGTAAAGACATAACTACCGAAGACATGTATATGTGCATGGTTGCGTTAAAACTATCTAGAGAGTCTTATAATCACAAAGAAGATAACCTGCTCGATGCTGTTGCATATTTAGGGGCATTAAATAATTTACACAATGAAATATAACTCTTGTATGATTAATCTACTTGGTAACGTTCCAACTAGAATGAATTCCCATAATGCTGGTTGGACTTATTGTCTAAAAAGTATTGCTAGTAGCAAATCAAATTATAATATAGAATTAATTAATGAACCAAAAAGAATACATGAATTTACAACTGTTATTATAAACAACGGAATAAATTACAAGAAAGATGTATGGAATTTTTTTGGAGGTGTACAACAAAAGACTTTAGATTATTTACATGAGTTAAATAAGTACAAAGGATTATTATTTACATTTAACGAGCCAATTGATTTTAGATCATTATTAAAAAGAAAAGAAATAACAACTATTCCAAGTAAACAGGTATTTTGTGGAAGCACTATCGATAATAAGTTAATATTAGGAGATTCTCATTCGTTATCTATTTACAAACCAGGCTGGGGGATAAATAGACTAGACGGTAAAACATTACATGGTTTTTTAAAAGAACCTTACAAGTATTTTAATAAAGAAAATACCACTGATTTAACTTTGTATTTTGGGAATATAGATATTAGATTTCATTTGATGCGTCAACCAAACCCAGGGCAAGCGGTTTTATTGTTAGTTAATAGATTGTTAAACTTTATTGCAGAAATAAGTCCAGATATTAATGTAACTATTCAAGAGTTATTACCTATTGAAGATGAATCAAGAAAGATACCAGGTTCAGGAATGTATAAAGGACAACCATTTTATGGTAGTAAAGAAGAAAGACAAAATTTAGTTAACTTATTTAATATACTAATTAAAGATTCTATTGATCATAATCATCCATATAAAGTACAAAAGATGTGGTTAGATTACCCATTACATTTTAACTGTATGGAAGCAAGACAATCTGTACACATTAGACCAGATTATTATTTACATAAAAACACTTTTATAAATGATACAAGAGTTCCAACGTTATTATAGTAAAGCAAAGTTAAATCAAGAAAGATTATATCAAGGATACGATTGGTCTAAAGAAGATATTAATGACGATTTAATATGGCATGTACCAATATACGATGTAGTAAATAGAAGATATGCAGCGTTTAGTAGTTTGTTAGAAGCTATTAGACTTAAAGAAACAGATCCAAAAGGAAATGGTAAATGGTTTAAACATACTGATGTTAATGATTTTGATTTTATGTTATTATGTTATTTGTTTAGATTATGCGGTAGCGGTATTAATTATTTTCCTAAAACTAATCATCCTTATGGCACTCACGGATTTGGTAATTTTTGGATAGTTGACAGTCTACTAAACGGCAGAGATAATTTTAAAGAATGGATTGATGATTTACCTGATAAAAAATTCAGTGATAATAAAGGTTATTTACTACCAATGATTCCTAAAGGATTAAGAAATTTTATTTTAGATGATAGTTATAACTTAGTTTTATATATTTTAGATAATATGTCAGGCATTGAAATTTATGAGGTAGTGGACTTAGGTAATGAGTGGTTATTAAGAAGAGGATATAAAAGACAAAATTTTGTTTTGTGTGCATTTGCAATGGACTTAGCTGAATACTTTCCTGAAATAATAACTAGAGATAGTAGAGTTTATGTTGGATCTAACGCGAAAAAATGTTTAAGAGAAATATTTCCTAATACAAAAGGAATAGGTTCTAATATAAAAACAACTAACGATTGTCTTGACCACTTATGTAATTTGACAGGCGGTCATAGCTTTAAATATGACATGGAAGATGTGGCTTGTGATTTTATAAGATACAAAAATAATTTTCAAAGTAAACATCATATAGAATATAATAACGGAATAAAATATTATAACAATGTTTCTAAATAAACAAACTTACATAGAAAATAAAGACTTAAATAAATATACTTTAGAAGAATATTTAAGTTTTACTAGTGGTTTTAAATCTTCATTTAAACCATTTGTAGTTAAACAAATAAATGGATTTAACGTAATAGATGAATCAGAAGCTTGCAGTGTTGGATATAAAGCCAGGTCAGCAGAGTTTTTAATGCAGCGACTACAAGAGTTAGGCGTCAAACATATAGTATATGTTCAACCTAGAAGAGGTTATGCAGGTATCTCTTTAGCTTGGTTATGTAAAGAGTATAATATGAAGTTAACATTAATAATGCCAGCTTCAAAAGAAGTTAGTGATCATCAAGCTCTTTGTATTGAGTTAGGTGCAGAGGCAAAATTTGTTAGAATAGCTGCTATGCCAAATGCTAATAAGTATGCAAAAGAATATGCCGACAAAATTAGTGCATTTTTTATTCCATTAGGTTTAAATCATCCACATGTTATTGCAGGAGGAGTAAGAGTTATTTATGATTTTTTTAAAAATAATAAACATCCTGAAACAATGTGGAGTGTAATTAGCACAGGTGTTTTACAAAGATCTATGCAAATAGCTTTACCTGACACAAAATTTAAAGCAGTTGCTGTTGCTAGAAATATACAACAAGGGGAATTAGGTCGTGCTGATTTTTATAGTTATCATAAACCTTTTAATAGTCTTTCAGATTTAATACCAGATAAATTTAATTGCGAGTCAAGCTATGATTCAAAAGGGTGGCACTATATGTGTAAATATGGAAAAAAAGGAGATTGGTTTTTTAGTGTAGCTGGTAATGCAAATAAACCTACTATTAATAAACTTAAAATAAATTCTTATAGAGATTGGAATGACTTAAAAGATTTAAAAATATGATTAAAACAATTTTTGAAAACGCAGAAGATGCTTATGCTTATCAACTTAATAGAATACTAGTTTATGGTGTAGACTTTGATAATACAAAAGCTTTGTTCAATATAGGTTTTACAATAAAAAATCCTATGGATAATTACATTACAAACAAAGAGCGTAATTGGAGCTTAGAATATGCTAAAGCTGAATGGGAATGGTATAAGTCAGGTGATCGTAGCATAGACAAATTAGGTGATATTTACGGTAAGATACCACCTATATGGGAAAAAATGGCCGATAAGAATCGTAATGTTAATTCTAATTATGGTTATCAATGGCAACGTAATAATCAAATAGACTATGTATGTGCTATGCTTAGACAAAACTCTAATACTAGACAAGCGGCAATAAGTATATATGATGCTAAAGAGTGGGGATCATATACAAAAGATACTCCATGTACTTATGCAGTACAGTTTACAATACTAGACAATAAGTTAAACATGTCAGTTTTGATGCGTTCTAATGACATCTGGTATGGTTTTTGTAATGATCAATATCAATTCTCAATGTTACAAGAATTAGTTGCTAAGAGGTTATCTATTGAGATAGGAACTTACTACCATTTTGCACACAACTTACATTTATATAATAACATAAAAAATAAAATAACATGAAATTTAACGAAATAAGAAATTGGGCCAAAGATAAAGGCATACTAGATAAAGGAGATGTAAAAACACAATACATAAAACTTCAAGAAGAATGCGGTGAATTAGCAGAAGCAATATTAAAACAAGACAAGTTAGAAATGTCAGACGCTGTTGGAGATATTATTGTAGTATTAACTTCTTTATCTGAACTTGGAGGATTTAAAATAGAATCAGCAATTGAAGGAGCTTGGTTAGAAATAGCAAACAGAAAAGGTAAAATGATTAATAACAACTTTGTAAAAAATACAGATCATATAATAGCAGGAACAGAATGAGAACATATCTAGCAAAAATTAAAATACCAGATAACTTAAAAAAACAATCCGTAGGTTATATAGGCGAAAAAGTATTTGAACACTGGTTTAAAGTAAATTATAATGACGAACAATTGTTTAAACAAAAAGCAGACAGAGATTATAACAAAATAGATTATGCTGATGAAAAAGGTTTTAAATATCAAGTTAAAACAACAAGTAAAAAATCTTATACATTTAATTGTTCTACTGATAAAATAAAAAACCATTTAACATGTGATTACTATATTTTAGTACAATTAAAAAATAACTACGCATACATAGAAAACTTTAGAACAAAACAATATATATTAGATAATATTATACAAAGCTTTAAATACAAAAACTCTTCATACGTTAAACCAGAGAATTTATTGCAAGAAGTATTATCTATATGAAAAAAAAAGATAAAGATTTAGTTAAAGAGTTTTACAACCTTGCATTATACGATTACGAAAAAGGTACAGACTTAGAAGAACTAAAAATTATCTTAAACGACTATGAAAATAAAGAAATGTATTTACAATGTGCAGGTATTAATTTAGCAATACAATACATAGAATTCTTAATATATTTAGAAATAATAAAACATATAAACGAAATAAATGACAACTCAACAAATTAAACAGTTAATAGAAACAGAACTAAACATAGAAATAAATGCTAAAAGTAGAAAGAGAGAAAACGTCTATGCTAGAGCTATATACTTTAAAATATGTAGAGATAAGACATATTTATCTTTAAAAGAAATAGGAGATACTCTTGAATTAAATCACGCAACAGTATTACATGGTATAAATAAAGTGTTTCCTACATTTGAGATATATAACCCTGAGTATATGGAAGTATACAGGAAAATAAAAAATAGCGAAGAATACATACCTGTAGAAGACAGATACAATACATTAAAAGAAGACTACTATAAATTACAAAGCAAATACGATAGTATCAAAGACGCTAAGACAAGAAAAGAATATAACTCTTTAGTTAAAATAATAAAAGAAATACCTGAAGAAAAACTAGACGTAGCTAACCTAAGAATAGACGCAATGGTTAAAATGCTAAAGACTTACTAATAACAAAAACACAATATATTTGTTATATAAAAAATAATTAATAATAATCTTTTTTAATTATGGATAAAAGGAAAAACAACGGAGGACATACAACAGCTGGTAGAAAGCCTAAAGCAGAAGAGGTAAAGTTAATTGAAAGGCTAACACCATTAGAACCACAAGCTTATGCAGCTTTAAAAAAAGGAATAGAATCAGGTGAGTTTAAGTTTATACAAATGTTCTATCACTACTATGCTGGTAAACCAAGAGAAACAAAAGATATCACACTAAACACCGAGCAACCTTTATTTAATATTGTTGATTAATGTTTGTAGTAACAACTGCAATTAAAAAACTTCTTAAACTTAAGAAACGTAAAAAGATAGTTCAAGGTGGAACATCTGCTGGTAAAACGTTTGGCATACTACCTATTCTTATTGATAGAGCTTTAAGATCATCTAACTTAGAAATAAGCGTAGTTAGTGAAAGTATACCACATTTGCGTAGAGGTGCTTTAAAAGACTTCCTAAAGATTATGATGATGACTAATCGTTATAACGATGTACAGTATAATAAATCAATGCTGAAGTATAAGTTTGCTAACGGAAGTTACATAGAGTTTTTTAGTGTTGAATCAGCTGATAAATTAAGAGGAGCAAGAAGACACACGCTATATGTAAACGAAGCTAATAACATTCCTTACGAAGCATACAACCAATTAGCAATAAGAACATCTGGCGATATATGGATTGACTTCAACCCAACCTCATCATTCTGGGCGCATACAGAACTACAAGGCAAAGAAGATGCAGACTTTATAAAGCTTACGTATTTAGACAACGAAGCCTTGCCAGAAACAATTATAAACGACATAGAGAAAGCTAAAGAAAAAGCAAAGACATCTACCTATTGGAATAACTGGTGGAATGTATATGGACTAGGAGAGATAGGAAGTTTAGAAGGTGCTTGTATAAAAGATTGGAAACCTATTGACTTACCAGACGAAGCAAGACTACTTTGTTATGGTATGGATTTTGGATATACTAATGACCCTTCTACTTTAATAGCACTTTACAAATACAACAACGCTTATATATTTGATGAAGTCATCTACCAAAAAGGATTACTAAATAGTCAAATAAGCAACTTACTAAAAACACACCAAGCAAAAGAAATCATATATGCAGATTCAGCAGAACCTAAAAGTATTGCAGAGTTGTCAAGCTATGGTCATTTAGTATTACCAGTAAAGAAAGGTAAAGACTCAATAGTATATGGTATCAACCTCATCAATCAAAATGAAATATACATAACTAATAGAAGTCATAACTTAATCAAAGAACTACAGAACTACATTTGGTTAAAGAACAAAGAAGGAGAAACACTTAACAAACCAATAGATGCTTTTAACCATTGTATAGATGCGATGAGGTATGCTATCACTTCACAATTAGAGAATCCTAATAAGGGTCAATATTATATTTACTAAATGTTAAAGAAATGTTAAAGTTTTGTTAAAATTTAATAAACATTGTTGTTAATAAGTAAATGCGTTGTATATTAGCTGTATAATTAATTAGTTATTTGAAATGTTGTAATAAATCGAAAGCATTAGTAAATGTAGTTTAGTAAAATATCTGCATTGAGAATGTTTCTTAAAAAGTATGAAAATGTGTTAGTAACTATCCTTTAGTAAGAAATTTAAGATAGATTTATACAGCATAATTAAAAAAAACAAAACAATGAAAAAACTAAAACACTACTTAACATTAACATTATTCTCATTTGTATTATTAATTGCAAGTGTAGTATTATTATCGCTTGAATCTATTATACATAACTTAATATTTTAGATATGATAGAGGTAAAACAAGGCGAAGTAATAGTAACAAAAAACAACATAACAAAAGTATACACATTAAAAGAATACACAGATAACATTTACTATAGAAAACTATATACAAGAATATATCAAATAATTTGTATCATAGCTACTATGTTTATTCCAGCAATAATGATTAACTTGTTTAAATGACAAGAAACGTAAGAGAAGCAATGAGCTGGTGTTTTAAGAATGAAATTAAGATCATAATAAAACCATTGTCTAAAACAGGAAAACCAGATGCCTTAATAGAAATACATAGAGAAGGTAGAATACAAAAAGGAAAAGAAACATATAGACAAGATAAGAAATTACATAAAAAAATAGAAGAATTATATTTACATTTACATAAGACATTAAGATAATTTTAGTTGATGGTTAGTTGAAAAGAGGGTTGCTTTATACAAAGTAATCCTTTTTTTGTTTATTAAAAAACACTTTATGCAAATAGAAGTTTCAATACCTAGTACACTTAAAGAAGTTAAGCTAAAAGACTATCAATCATTACTATTAATAGATAAGCCTAATGATGAGGATTTACTTAAATGCATCCTCAACATAAATACAAAAGAGCTAGGTAAGATAAAAGACAAAGATGTGGATTATTTAATCAATCACATCAACAAACTATTTGAACAAGAACACAAGTTCATCCCTACGTTTAATTTAAATGGTGTTGCTTATGGTTTTATACCAAACCTAGATGAGATTACCTATGGAGAAAATAAAGACATTACAAGCTATATAAACGAGTGGGGTAATATGCATAAAGCAATGGCTGTATTATTCAGACCTATTAAATTAAAGAAAAATAACAAATACATAATAGAAGAATATGAAGGTAGCCACCGATACGCAGAGACAATGAAACAAATGCCTTTAGATATTGTGTTAGGTGCTATGGTTTTTTTTTACAATTTAACCAACGAATTGCTGAAATATATACCGAGTTATTTGGAGAAAGAACTAGTGAAGGAACAGACGATAGGTCAAATTTCTCAAGAAAGTGGGGAAGCTATTCAGAATTATATACACTTGCTCAAGGGGACATTACAAGATTTAAAGAAGTTGCAAGACTTCCGTTACACCAGTGTTTAATGTACTTGGCATTTGAAAAAGAAAAAGCAGAATTAGAATCAAGAATTATAAAAAGAAAAATAAATTAATATGCAAGGATTTTATAACCTATCTGAAAAGATAAGACAAACACTACAATTAGATGACTTTGTCAATACAGTAACCTATGGGGATTTGTTCGAGGTAGACTTAAACAAACAAACAATATTTCCATTATCACACTTTATGGTAAATAGTGCAACTATGCAAGGTAACGTATGGAACTTTAGTTTATCTCTATTATGTATGGACATAGTAGATGAGAGTAAGAACTTTGCAGATGGAATACCACAAGAGTTTAGAGGTAACAATAACGAACAAGATGTATTTAATACACAACTAGCTGTTGCTAATAGATTATTAGAGTTATTATTAAGAGGAGATTTATATGTAAACAAATACCAACTAGATGGAGACCCAACGTTAGAGCCTTTTGTAGATAGATTTGAAAACAAGTTAGCTGGATGGACTGTTACGTTTAATGTACTAATTCCTAACGATATGACTATATGTTAAAAAACCTACAAACAGAGTTACAATCTTTTGGTAAGTATGTTGTTCAACAATCAAGAACAAATCTTACTAAAGGTAAACATAATGTAGATAAAAGGCTATATAGAAGTTTAGATTACAAAATATCTGAAAGTAATGACATATATAGTTTACAATTTTTAATGGAAGATTACGGAATGTTTCTTGACAAAGGTGTTAGAGGTGCAAACCCAAGTTTAGTTAAAAATGGAAAACAAAAGGGTAGCAATAGCCCATATAGTTTTAAATTTAAAAGACCACCAATGCAGCCATTAGCTGATTGGGCAAAGGCAAGAAATATAAGATTAAGAGATGAAAAAGGAAGATTCAAAAAAGGTAATTATAGAAGCATAGGATTTATATTACAAAAAAGTATATATGCACAAGGTATTAAACCAAGCTTGTTTTTTACTAAACCATTTTTAAAAGCATTTAAAAGATATCCTGAATTATTAACAGAAGCATTTGCACAAGACATAATAGACATATTAAAAGACAACAACAATGGGAAAAATTAATGTAAGAAGTCCTTACTTCGTAAACCTAGCAACTACTAATTTAACAAGTGCAAAGCTAGAAATAGATATATATACAGGAGAAGCTAATACAGATTGGCAAGATGCTCCACAATATACACTTATATCAACAGCTATTGATGCAAAGGTAAACTTTGAAATAGCTGAACTTATAAAAGATTATATTACTGCTTTATTTGATGGTTCATTTCCAACTCCTTCAGTAACAACTTCTGAAGCTACTACAATTTATGTAGATTATAGGGTTACAGAAACAATTAACACAACAGCACAAAATCCAGTTGATGTATTAGGAGAAAGAGCTTTTTATGGTTATGGATATTTTGAAGATGGAGCGAATCCAGTTCTTGATAACTTTGTGTTACAATCTAATACTAAAATACTTAAAAACAAGAATGCAACAGTAACAATTCCTGTTGATAGTACAATTGCAACAAGTCTAGTTTGGAAATATCAAGGTGCAACAGTTTCAACTATTGCAATACCATCACAAACAGATATTCAAGACCAAATTACTTATGTAACAAATACAGGAAATTTTGATGTGGATGAAGCTGAAATATCAACTGGTATAAAAACAACAACAGTTAATATAGAATCTTATGAAAAATGCAAATACACTCCTTACAAACTAACATTTATAAATAAATACGGAGCATATCAAGAAATATGGATGTTTGCTAATTCAAAGTTGATTCTTAACACAACTGAAGAAAAATACAAATCTAATATACTTACAAACGGAACATACAATACGAATGACCCACAAATAAAACTACTAACTAAAAATGGTAATCAAAGATTAACTCTTAATAGTGATTTTTATCCAGAGAGTAATAATGAAGTATTTGAGGAATTATTTTTAAGTGAAAAAGTATGGATTTATTATGGTGGTCAAACACTAGCAGTTAATATAGAATCTAAAACATTTGAATATAAAACAAGCCTTACAGATAGTTTAATAAATTACACAATAGATGTGAGTTTTGCCTTTGATACAATTAACAACATAAGATAGATGCAAGTAGTAGAACTATATATAAGTAATACAAGAGTAGATTTATTTAAAGATGAAAGTGTAACTATAACAGACACTATAACTAATGCTAAAGATGTCGCAAAAGTTTTTACTGCTTTTAGTCAGCAATTTAGTTTACCAGCTTCCTCAACAAATAATAAGATATTTAAACATTATTATAATTGGAATATAACAGGTGGATTTGATGCAAGGATTAAAGTTAGTGCAATACTCAAGTTAAATGGAGTTGATTTTAAAATAGGAAAAGTAAAACTAAACTCTGTTAGTTTAAAAGACAATAAAGCATTTTCTTACAAAGTAGTTTTCTTTGGAGAGACAGTAACATTAAATGATACATTAGGAGAAGATAAGTTAAGTGCTTTAAGTGATTTAGATACGTTAAGTCTAAATTATAACAGTACAAATATAAAAGCAAAACTTCAAGTAGACCCATCAACAAATGATATTGTTACGCCTTTAATAACTTCTGGCGCAAGTGGAACGCAATCAAGATTGTTTTATAATAGTGATAATTCTGCGCATTTAAATGATACTGGTAATTTATATTATCACACAGGAAGTTCTCACGATCACGGAGTATTATTTTCGGATTTAAAGTATGCTTTAAGAGTAGATAGAATTATACAGGCAATACAAGTTAATTATCCTTCTATTTCTTTTAGCAATGATTTCTTTGTTAATACAAACGAAGCTTATTATGATTTGTTTATGTGGCTTCACAGAAAATCTGGAGGTGTAGGTAATGGAGACCAAGTTGCTACGTTCCCAACTTCTGTTAATGGTTGGACTTCAAGTGGTTCTTTTACTTGTGGTGCTACTGAAGTTTGGGGTGGAATGAGTAGTGTATCTACTTTAACAGTATGTCCAGAATTTGCTTCTTATTCTGATACAAGTACTTTATTTCAATTAAGTTTAGCCACGACTAGCACAGCCGAATATGCAGTAGAAGTTTTACAAAATGGATTATCTATTTATGCTGCTAGTGGTTTATCTGGAAATACAACTTTATCAAGTAATGCATCTGGAGGAGATTTAGGTTCTCCGTCTGTATCTGCTGGAGAATGGACTGTTATAATAACAGTAACAAGTGCAATTACTTTTAGTAATATTACTTGGACTTTAACTAATAATGAACCAAACGAAACACCAGTAACTCTTACGTTTCCAACTGGTTCTTTTTTATGCGATACTAATTTTGAGTTTATTATAACACAACAAACGCCAGATATTAAAATAATAGACTTTCTAACAGGATTGTTTAAAATGTTTAATCTTGTTGCTTATACAAAAGAAGATGGTAGTATCTACGTTGATACGTTAGATGACTTTTATGCAACATCTACTACGTATGACATAAGTAAATATATAGATGTAGAAACAAGCGCAGTAGACGTAGCTTTACCTTATAGAAAAATGAATTTTACCTATGAAGGATTAAAGACTTTTTTAGCTGCACAATGGGAACAACTAAACGTAGCTAAATGGGGGGCTGAAAGTTACGAAGCAGAAGGTGGTTTAGATGGAGGAATATATTCAGTAGTAGCACCTTTTGAACATATGCAATTTGAAAGACTTTTAGATATAGAAGATTCTACAGGCGCAACACAAACTACTATTCAGTGGGGTTTTTGTGTAAACGACAATCAACAATCTTATATTGGTAAGCCTATATTATTTTATCCTATTTTAAAAACAGGAGGAGCAACAACTTCTATATCATTTAGAGATACTCCGATAAGTCATAGTCAAGTTACATCTTATATTATACCTTCTAATAGTGTTGCTTTGGCAGCTTCTACAAGTACTGCTAATATAAATTTTGGTTTGATGATTAATGAATATACAGGTCTTCCTAATTATACAGGAACTCTATATAATAATTACTATAGTAGTTATATAGAAAACTTGTTTTTAGAAAGTTCAAGAATAACTAAATACACTGCTTACTTGCCATTAAGTATTATTCTTAATTATACACTTGCAGACATATTTGTAATTAATGGAAAGCAGTTTAGAATAAATAGTTTAAATATAAATTTAACTAACAACAAAAGTCAAATAGAACTAATAACGATATGATAGTGTTAAAATTGTTAAACATAGATAAGTTTTACGGAGTTAGTGAAACTATAGAAATAGCAAAAGGCAAAAACAAAATACCTTTATCATTTAAAGAAGGATATAAACAAATAAAAAGAAATAGAAAATGGCAGAAATAGTTGTTATTGATGTGCAAACTAACGCACTTGCAGCCAATAAGGAAATTGAAAAATTAACAAATAGCGTTGAAGATTTAGCACAATCAACCAAAGATGTTACAAATGAAACAGAAAAAGCTGCTGTTGGTTTTGAAGATGTTACAAAAAATGGTGGTGCTATTGCTATATTAGACCAATTAACTGGAGGTCTTGCATCAAGAGTGAGAGATAGTTACGAAGCTACTAAACTATTTAATTTTAGTTTAAAGGGAATGCGAACAGCATTAATAGCTACAGGTGTAGGAGCTTTTGTTGTTGCTTTAGGAGTAGTTGTATCTTATTGGGACGAAATAAAAGATTTTATATCTGGTGCTTCTAAAAAACTTCAAGAGTATATAGATAAACAAAATCAATTACTAAAAGATGTAAGAACAGAGCTAACAATACTTCAAAAACAAAAAGAACTTGCAGACTTAAGAGGAGATTCTATAGATGCAATTAATAAAAAAATTGAACAGAGCTTATTATTAGAAAAACAAGAAACTTTAGCTTTATTAAATACTTTAGAAACTCAATTAAAAATAGAAAAATCAAAGGAAGAAGAGTTATCTATTATGGATAAACTTGCTCTAAAAGCTGTAGAAATATTTGGGGTTAATCAAAGCACATTTCAATTACTTTCGTTAGCAAGTCAAGATGAAACAAACTTCCAAGAAAAATTAGATGAAATAAATGCATTAAGACTAAAAGTTTCTGAATTAGATGTAGAGATACAAACTTTCACTAATGAAACTGCTAATAGAACTAGAGAAACTTTAACAGGAGTAAATGAATTAACAACAGAAGGAATTGTAGCTGTAGATAATACAATACTTCAATCAAATGCATTAACAGCTGATTCTTTTGCAATTAAAAAACAATTTACAGAAGATGACTATGAAAATTATGTATTAACAGAAGAAGCAAAATTAAATATGACCAAAAATACTCTTGGTAATATTTCTGCTGCTATTGGAGAAGGCACAAAAGCTGGTAAGGCTGCTGCTGCTGCTGCTGCATTAATAAATACTTATCAAGGTATAACTGCTGAACTTGCAACTAAAACAGTAACACCTTTTGAGTTTGCTATCAAATTGGCAAATATTGCTACTACAGCAGCTATTGGTTTTAAATCTGTGAAAGACATTTTAAAGACAACACCTAAAAATGCAACATCATCAGCTTCTAATCCTTCTCGTGGTGCTACTGCTCCAGCGCAAACTCCAGCATTTAATATTGTAGGTCAAGGAGGAGCAAGCCAAATAGCAACAGCATTAGGAGAACAACAACAACAACCAATACAAGCGTTTGTTGTAAGTCAAGACGTAACAACTGCACAAAGTTTAGAAAACGGAATAATATCTGGAGCTACATTAGGAGGATAATATAACAAAAATCAAAATTTATTGTTTATAAAAAAAGAACTATGGAAATAATAGAATTAATAATAGATGATAATGAAGAACTATCTGGAATAGAAGCTATATCAGTAGTTGAGTCTCCAGCAATAGAAGAAGATTTTATAGCACTTAAAAACCAAGAGCAAATAAGACTTGCAGAAATAAGTAAAGAAAAAAGATTGCTTATTGGTGCTGCACTTATTCCAGAACGTCCAATTTATCGTAAGAATGGAGAAAATGAGTTTTACATCTACTTCTCTAAAGAAACAGTAGCAAAAGCATCTCAAATGTTTTTAAAGCGAGGTAATCAAGGACAAGCAACATTAGAACACACTGAAGAAAAACTTTCTGGTATGACTATAGTTGAATCTTGGTTAGTAGAAGATGAGGTACACGATAAAAGTAGAAAGTATGGTTTAGATATGCCTTTAGGTACTTGGATGGTTGCAATGAAAGTTGATAACGATGATATTTGGAATAATTATGTTAAAGAAGGTAAAGTAAAAGGCTTTTCTATTGAAGGCTACTTTGCAGATAAACTAAATAGACCACAAGATAAGCAACAAGATCAATTAAGCGAAGATGATAAACTACTAAACGATATAATAGATGTACTCAAGGAATCAAATACCAACAAAAAGTAGAACTTCTCCAAGAGGTGGTAGACGAGGATGTTTATGTAAGGATGGAACATACAACTCTAAATGTTGCAATGGAGATTTACAAAATCAAGGAATAGGCAATACAACAGGACAGAATTTTGAAGATTTTATGAGACTAGAAAACAATTCTGGTTTTATAATGTCAGAAAACCAAGACAAATTACAACAAGAATAATACAATCTTGTTTTATAAAAAAGTAAATACTTAAAATAAATAAATATGAACTCTAAAGAAACCCTTAACAAAGTTAAGACATTACTAGGTTTAGAAGTTCAGTTAGAAGAGAGAAAGTTGGAAAACGGAACTCGCTTTGAAGCTGATTCATTTGAAGCTGGTAAAGAAATCTTTATCATAACAGATGAAGATGAAAGAATTGCAGTACCAAAGGGAGAGTACCTTTTAGATGATGGCTTTACAGTTGTTGTTGAAGAAGATGGTATTATCTCTGAAGTTAAAGAAGCAGTTGAAGAAGTAGTAGAAGAAGTTGTAGAAGCACCAGTTGTGGAAGAAGTTGAAGCTGCGGAAGAAGCTGACGTACAAGACTGGAAAGGTATGGAAATGAGAATTAAAAATCTTGAAGATGCTATCGCTGATTTAAAATCACGTTTAAGCGAAAAAGATGATTATAGTTCTGAAGAAGTAGAATTATCTGCTAAACCAATCAAACACAACCCAGAGTCTAAAGGAGAAATTGAAATGAACCTTTACGCTCAAAACAAACCAATGAGTACTCAAGATAGAGTATTTGCTAAATTATTTAAAAACTAAAAATTAAAAACCAAAATTATGTCAAATAAAATAGACCTAGCAACAACTGTAAATATCACTAGCACGTATGCCGGTGAGTTCGCGGGCAAGTACATTTCTGCGGCTTTACTAAGCGCAAGTACAATTGAAGACGGTGGTGTAGAAGTTATGCCAAACGTAAAGTACAAATCAGTTATTCAAAGAATTGAAACTGGAAGCTTAATCGCTGATGGTACTTGTGATTTTTCTGCAAGTTCAAATGTGAATTTAACTGAAGTAGTTATCCAACCAGAAGAATTCCAAGTAAACTTACAATTATGTAAGTCTGATTTCATCAACACTTGGGAATCTATCCAAATGGGATATTCTGCATTCAATCCAAACGGATTACCTACATCATTCGCTGATTATTTAGTAGGACACGTAGCATCTAAAGTAGCTGCTGCAAACGAAACTAATATCTGGACTGGAAATTTAGGTGGTGCACAAGCTGGAGAATACAACGGATTAGAAACTCTTGCTGCTGCTGATGCAACAGTAATTGATGTAGCTGGTGCAGTTGCTTTAACTTCTGTAAACATTATTGATAAAATGCAAGAAGTAGTAGATTTAATTCCAAATTCATTATATGGAAAAGAAGATTTAAAATTATACGTTTCTAACAAAGCTGCAAAATTATACATTAGAGCTTTAGGTGGATTTACTGCTACTATTGGAGCTGCTGGTTCTGATAGCAAAGGAACGCAATGGTATAACAACGGAAGTTTATCTTTCGGAGGAATTCCAATCTTTGTAGGTAGAGGAATGTCAGATGACACAATGATAGCTGCTCAATCAAGCAACCTTTTCTTTGCCACTGGATTACTAAACGATTATAATGAGGTAAGAGTGATTGATATGACTCCAATTGATGGAAGTCAAAACGTAAGAATGGTAATGAGATTTACTGCTGCTGCTGCAATAGGAGTAGGTGCTGATGTAGTTTACTACGCTGGATAATTAAACTAAATAAGGGGAGGGTAAAACCTCCCTTTATATTATTAACTTTAAAAACTCGAACATATGTCTTGTGATATTACTGCTGGAAGATTAGAGCCCTGTAAAGACTCGGTTGGAGGGATAATAGCAATCTACATCTCAAATTATACAAGTGGTTTATTAGGAACTGCTACTTTTGGAACTGACGATGAAATAACTGCTTTTGCATCTCCTTTAACTTTTTACAAATACGACTTAAAAGGAGCTAACTCTTTCGAACAAACAAACGAGAACTCAAGGGAAAATGGAACTTCATTCTGGACACAAACTGGAACTATAGTTTTAAAGAAACAAGACCTTGCAACTCGTAAAGAATTAAAATTATTAAGTTATGGTAGACCTCAAATAATCGTACAAGATTATAATGGGAATTACTTTTTAGCTGGAATTGAAAATGGGTGTGAATGTGCTGTTAACACAGCTACTGGAGCAGCTATGGGAGATTTAAATGGCTATAACATAACTTTTACTGGAACTGAAAAAGCACCAGCATTTTTTGTAGATTCTACAATTATTGGAGATACTACTAATACTGTTGTTGTAGTAGGAACTTAATTTTTATACATTTTTCTTAAATTAGGGGTATTCTAACGAGTACCCTTTTTTTATATAAAACACTTTTGCGCTTTTTTTGTTATTTAAAAAAGCTTTTAATGATAATACTAACCACAAGTGCAAGCGCACAACAATTAAAGTTTATTCCTAGAGAATATTCTGCTGATAGTATTGTTATTACAGACCAAGACACAAACAAACCAGTAACATACTCTGGTTTAACATTTGCTACAAATAAATACTATTTACAAGGAGATGTAATATTTAGTCCAGTCTTAAGAGAAGGAACATTTTATACACTATCTGTTTTAAATGGAACAAGTGTAGTTTATAAAGACAATATATTTTGTACAGACCAAACTATTAGTACATATAGTATTAATAAAGACGTATATACAGAACACGCAACAACTAACGAATACGTAGTAATATGAGCGAATTTTTCGTAACAAAACTTGCAGCCTATACAGCTCCAGAAGTTGTAGAGTTAAAAAACAAAGATTGGGTACAATACGGAATAGATAATAACTATTTTAACTACATAATTGATGTAAATAACAACTCGACTACTTGTAGAGCTATTACTATAGGTATTTCTAACATGATCTACGGTAAAGGTCTTGCAGCACACGATGCAGACAAAAGACCAGAGCAATATGCTCAAATGATGTCATTATTTAAGAAGTCTGATTTAAGAAAATTCATAAATGACTACAAAGTACTAGGAATGGCTGCATTTCAGTTAGTTTATCAAGATGGTAAGGTAAAAGAGGTACATCATTTCCCGATGGAGACATTAAGAGCAGAAAAATGCAATGATGATGGTGAAATAGAAGGATGGTACTACTCTAATCATTGGGATAATCTAAAACCTACAGAAAAACCAGAAAGAATACCAGCATTTGGTTTTGGTAAAGCTAATGGTGTTGAAATGTACGTTTTAAAGCCATATGAAGCTGGAAAATACTATTATAGTAGTCCAGATTGGTCTTCTGCAATGCCTTACGCAGTGTTAGAGGACGAAATAGGGGATTACCTTATAAATGATTGTATAAATGGATTTAGTGGCACTAAAGTCGTTAATTTTAACAACGGAGTACCAGACCCTGAAAAAATGCAATCAATTAAGAGCGATGTACTAGGAAAACTAACTGGAAGCAGAGGAGAAAAAGTAATAGTAGCTTTTAATAACAATTCCGAATCTAAAACTACGATAGATGACATTCCTTTGAACGATGCACCTCAACATTATCAGTATTTAGCTGATGAGTGCTTTAGAAAGTTAATCGTTGGTCATAGGGTTACATCTCCAATGCTTCTAGGAATACGTGAAGGTAATGATGGACTAGGAAACAATGCAGAAGAAATAAAGAACGCTACACAACTATTTGACAATATAGTCATACAATGCTTTCAAGATCAAGTAATAGAGTGTTTAGATGCTATTTTGTCAGTTAATGATATAGCATTAGACTTATACTTTAAAACTCTTAAACCTCTAGACTTTAGCGATATTGACATAGTTAATAAAAAAATCATAGAAGAAGAAACTGGTTATGAATTAAGTCTAAAGAAAATAGATGGAGTAGATGTATATAAAACTAAAGAAGAAGCAGAAGCTAAAGCTTTAGAGCAAGGATGTCAGGGATATCACGAACATGAAGAAGATGGAGTTGTTTACTATATGCCTTGTGAATCTCACGATGAGGTAGTAGACTTAAAAAAACCTTGTCAACCTGGATACGAGCAATATGGTATGAAAATGAAAAATGGTAAAAAAGTTCCTAATTGTGTTCCTATAAACATGAATGATGATGAAGTAGAAAATGTATTAGGTCATTTATCAAAAAGTGGAAAGGAAATGGGAGATAGTTATGTGTATGTTGATGAAATAGATGAAGATAGCGACATAGATAATGAAGATTGGGCAAATTATTTGATAAACGAAAAGAAAAGTACACTATCTAAAGTAAAAGGTTTATTAGGTTTAAAAGATGAAATAGATTCTAAGAAAAATGGAAGTTCTTTTAGCTATTTAGATTCTAAAAACGGATTATATAAAATAAGATACACTTATGCAAGAGGTTCATATAAACCAAGTCTTTCACAGAGAGACTTTTGTAGAAATATGATGAATATGGCAGATGCTGGATTAGTATGGAGAATAGAAGATATAGATAAAGCATCAAGAGAGGGAGTAAATAGAGAATTAGGACACAATAGACAACCCTATGATCTTTTTAAATTTAAAGGTGGAATATACTGTAGACACAAATGGAAAAAGGTCTTATATAGGCTAGAAAGCAATACAGAGCCATCAGAGAATTTAGGAAACTATAAAAAGACTAGAACTATTCCTAAAAGTTATATGAAAAACCCAAGAGGGTCAAAACAAGCTGGAATTGCGCCAGAGAATATGCCTAATAGAGGAGCGTACCCTAAATAAGATAAGAAATGGCAAAAGCATTATTTATAACAACTAAAGACATAAAAAGGTATTCTGTACTTTCTGGAAATGTAGACCCAGATAAGTTTATCTATATGGTAGAGATTGCACAAGATACAGAGGTACAAAATTATTTAGGAACAAAACTTTTAGAAAAGTTACAAGATTTAATTATAGCTGGAACAATAAACGACCCAGCTAATGCTTCATATAAGACACTTTTAGAGACGTACGTGAAGCCTATGACAATTTATTGGGCTTTAGTATGCTATATGCCTTTTGCTGCTTATACAGTGGCTAATGGTGGGGTATATAAACACACAAGCGAAAGTAGTGTAACAGTAGACAAAGAAGAAGTTGATTATTTAGTAGAAAAATATAGAGATATAGCACAATTTTACACAAATAATTTTATTGACTTTATGGTATATAATCAAAATACGTATCCAGAGTATAACTCTAACACAGAGGACGATACTTATCCAGATACAGCTAACGCAGATTTTGGTGGATGGGTATTATAAGATATAAACAAAAAAAAGAAAATATTGTAAAACTAAAAAGGTATTTAGAATATGTGGACAGAAAACAATACGTGGAACGTAGTTATAAACTACAAAATAAAAAAAAATAAATAAATGTGGGGAAGCATATATATAAAGCCGACTGGTATAACTTGGTGGGGAGATGGAGTTTGTGATAATACTGTCAATTGGGGATTGGTTTATAAGCCATATGTAGATTGTACACCTACTGCATTCTTTGAGATAATAGCAGAGAATGGAGATTACCTTCTTACAGAAGCGAATAACGAATTTATAATAACAGAATTTCAATAATATAAAATAAAATAAAATGGCAAATAAAAAATTTAGCGAATTTGTACTGAAAACTAGCACTAGTGATGTATCTCACATTGTAGGGTATAATGGAGCAGAGAATGTTCAAATAACACCAGCAAACTTTGTAACTGGTGGAGGTACAGGAGTTTTCCTTCCTTTAGCTGGTGGAACAATGGTAGGTAACACTACTCACAATGACAATGTAAAATCTATTTATGGAACTTCAGGAGATGGACTAGAAATATTTCACGATAGTGTAGCTAGTTATATTGTAGATACAGGAACAGGTACGTTAAACGTAAGAGGTTCTACACAAGTTAATATTGGGGGTGCAAACGGAACAATAGGTTTTCAAACTGTTGAAGGTGCTAATTCTTCAATGAGACATAATAACGTAACTAAACTATCTACTACAAGTTCAGGTATATCAGTAACAGGTGGTGGAGTATTTACTGGAAATGTAAATATTGAATCAACAAATCCAATTTTAATTTTACAAGATACAGATGCAACTGCAACTTTTAACAAAACAGAGATTCAAAATTCAGGAGGTTCTTTGCTGTTTAATACTAGGCAATCTAACGGAACTTTTGTATCTACTGATTACTTACAATCAAAAAACTCAACAGGAGCTATAACTCATCAATGGTTTACTAGTGGTACAGAAAAAATGAGACTAGATTCTTCAGGTAGGTTAGTAATAGGAACTACAATTCAAGCAACAGGACAAACAAAACTTGTTGTTTCTGATAATTCTAGTGCTGGAATAGAGTTTATTCCACAAACATCGCAAGATAGAGTAACTTTATTATCTTATGACAGAACTGGCTCTGCATATCAAACTTTAGATTTTGATTCTCAAGATGTTCATTTTAATATTAGTGGCACAGAAAAAATGAGGCTAGATTCTTCAGGTAATTTGGGTCTGGGTGTTTCCAACCCTGATGCTTTTACAAGTGTTTCGGCACAAAATCTTGTTTTAGGAAATTTAACTACTAGTAACGGAATTACGGTTTTATCTAGCTTTAGTGCTTTTGGTAATTTAGCTTTTGCTGATGGTACAGGTGTAAATGACCAATACAAAGGTTTAATACAATATGGTCATACTTTAAATTCAATGCAATTCTTTACAAATAATTTAGAGCGTTTACGTATTGATGGTTCTGGAAATGTGGGCGTGGGTACTGCGACACCGAGCACAAACCTTGAAGTAGTTAAATCTGGTGTATTGCCAACTGGTGGTTTTTCTGCCTCTCAATGGGTAGGGGCTTTTGTTAATAATAGTTCAGCATCAAGTATTGCAAGAGTTGGTATTTATTCAGGAAGCTCATCTACTGCTTTGTTAAATTTTGGAGATGAAAATAGTGCAGATATTGGTGGTTTTAGTTATAATAATTCAGATAACTCAATGGCATTTAGAACTAATAATTCAGAAGGAATGCGACTAACTTCGGCTGGAGATTTATTAATTGGCACAACAGCAAAAGAAACACAAGGAGTTACAATATATGGAACTGGAGCGAATGGTATGTATGTTAAAACAACTGGAACTTGTGCTTATATGGTTACTAACTCTGGTGGTGGTGGAACTGATACTTCTGGTGTTTTAACTACATTTTACAATGATAGTGTAATTGCTGGAAGTATTACATTGGCTAACGCTAATACAATTGCTTATAACACAACTTCAGATTATAGATTAAAAGAAGATTTACAAGACTTTGAAGGTTTAGATTTAGTTTCTAAAATACCTGTTTACGATTACAAATGGAAAGCAGATAAGTCTAGGTCTTATGGTGTTATGGCTCACGAGTTAGAAGAAGTATTACCACAAGCAGTTTCTGGAGAAAAAGATGCAGAAGAAATGCAATCAGTAGATTACTCTAAAATTGTTCCTTTATTAGTTAAGTCAATACAAGAACTATCTGCAAAATTAGAAGCTTTAGAATGTCAATGCGAAAAAAAATAAATAACAATAAATAAATAAATAAATTAAAATTATGGCACAATCTTATAAATGGAATTGTAAAACAGTA